CTAGTTCCTTATAAGCTTTGTGAAGTTGTGAACCTTCACCAAAAGCAGTAATAACATCTGATTCCTTGGTAACCTGAACTACGTCAAGGTCGGCAACATTTCCTGTGCCATCAGCTGTAGTGCGTGTGCCAATAACGCATATTCTTGGGCCGACAGGAGTATCCTGTCTTGAGATGCTATAAAAGCGATCTTTTACTATTGTTTTTACACCTGGTAGAGCCATTGAATTTTAAACCTCCGATTAGCGAGTTTAGGTCTAGTCCTAATGTATAGTAACAAAGAACATATGAAAACAACCTCAATTAAAATCTGGAGTAGCTGTTTGATACAAGTCTCTAATATTCACTTCTGTTCCAGTAAAGTCTGGAGTAGATTTTTCAGTATTTTCTATAACTAGTTCTTTTTCATAAGCCATATATGTTCTAATGTCTATAGCTATTTGTTCTATCTGAGCAACTGATGTAACTAATAACTTTTCCGTAGTTAACATATACGTAATTGTTCTTTTAACTATATCAGTATTTCCTTTATTTTCTTCTGAATCAGCTAATCTTCTAGCATATACAAATTCTGAAGCTCCTAATCTTTTAAAAACAGGAGTATACTCAAGCATAAAGTCTTCAAATATTTCAGCTATCGAATCTGCAACATCAGCTCCATCATATCTGGAAGCCAAAGTATTAGAGTCCGATGACCTTGATGCCCCACCCATCATTTTAGTGGTAACAGTAAAAGAAACAACATTTTGAAATCTTTGACCAAAGACCATTATATCTTTTTCGACTACATTTCTACTTCTTGGTTTTGGCTCCGTAGTATGTGCCTTCCTTAACTCAAGGCCATAAACAACACATGGATAAGTGGAGTATTGTGCTGGTTGAGTTGGAACTATTGGAATATCTGGATGTAAATTTTCCCACAACAATTTAACTATAGATATGAATTCTAAATAACTTAGATTTCCAGCAGCTTGTAAAGGGGCACCAAAAGCCCTGTCTATTGACACTTCGTTAATTGAAGGAAGTGGAAAACCAAATGCGTTTTGTGCCATTCTAAGTACCTTGACCTGACGATATGCTAAATGATATTTTCTTTAGACCTAAGCTAGAAGTAACCGAAACATCAAAATACATTTTTCCTCTTATTTGCGAATCCATGTAAGCTTCTAGTTCAAAATCTGATATGATTCCATTTGATTTTAAGTACTGTAACATTTGTTGGACATCTGAAGAAGCTTTTTGTGGCGCAAATTTTCCAATTGTATTATTCGTTAATGCTCTAATCTCATTTATTAACATTGATACAAGTCTTATTTGAGGAGCTTTTCTATAATTAGATGTTGAATGAGCGACTGTATTGTCGTTTGTTACGTATGTCTGATAAGAGTTTCCTCTTCTAGTTCTTGTATTTTTTGTAAATGTATTAATACCCAAACTATCTAAACGGTTTACTTGAGCTTGACTTAATGATATTCCGCTTAAACCAAATGCAGACGGTACAATTTTTCTAATAAGACTTTGATTAACTGGATTGGACGAAAGCATTCCTGCGTATATTGCGGAACCGCTTGAAACATATGATATGGTCAAGAAGCTATGGTTCATTATTAGTTCCCCATAGATTGGAATAACAAATCTTCCCATATCGCCTATTATTTGGTTTTCAGAATCAAACATTGTATATTTATTTATAAATCTACTATCAGCCTCTAGTGTATCTATATCTGAAGATGTGATTCCACCATTTCTAGAACCAATTATTCCAATCTGAATCATTCCACTATTGTTGTGAAACTCTTGACAATATGAAGCAAGTTGTGTCAGAAAATCAATTCCACCTGTATTAATAAAACTTATTTCTAATGGAACTATTATATCTAAATAATCATAGTCTTTAATGATTGAATAAGTTTCAGATAATCTATCGTAATACCTTTGATAGAATGTCATAGTCAATGGAGTTGCATCATTAAGCCCATAGATGCCTTTGGAAACAAGTCTATCGTTCAAGTCTTCTACATATTCTGACATTGGTGCCGAAGCACATATGTAAATATCTCTACACCCAGACGCATATGCGTCAAATACCCCTCTTAACAACGGTGAATTAAAATCAGCCTTAAGTAGATCTATTGCTTCTTGTATATTTGAAATTCTGTTAATATTATTTAATTCTACGCCATCTGCATGGCCAATAAGTAAAACAGAGTTTGTTCTATACTGCTCCATTGTTTGAAATGCTGGAACAAAAGATTTGGTAATTTCTTTTTCGCCTGCTGCATATAAAGTATTTATTGCGGCACTTGACTGCGGAACTTGAAATTGAGCTACATATTGAATAACTTCTGAATCATAACCAGTAGTAGCAACTACAGAATAGTTTCCCGGAAACAAATTCTCTGGAATTTTATATTCAAAAGAAAATTTAACAGCTTGCTCCGTGGAGTTATTAGATCCAGGTATATCTCCGTAGTCCCCAAAGTAAACTACATTATTAGATGTCTTAACTATTTTAGTATCACCCGGAGTCGCAGCTTGAAACAAAAAAGAATATGGACCATCGATGGTTGCTCCAGAACCAAGATCTCCTCTATATATTGATATCAGTACATCAGAAGGTGTCGAGTTACTAGTTGGGTCGTAAAATACACCATCTTCATTAAAGATAAACTCAAATATTCCGAGTTTCATTTGGACTTAAGACTAGCATTACATTGGTCTTTCTCTGGTGGCTCCGACTATCCAGTAAACAGTAATTCCCATTCTACCTTTAACTGGAGCAGCAAAGTCTATTAGGTAAATATTTGGATCATTAATATTTATTTCTGACTCTTCATATATTCTATCACCTTGCTTTGGATAAACAGAAGCTTCAAAGTAAAATATTAAGTCTACATTGGTATTGACTCCTTCTTTATCCTCTCTTTGAACTTGACTCAAAGTTTCGGAAGAAGGAAAAAAGTGTCTTGTTGTTACTCTTTCAAATGTATCAGAGTAAATGAAGTTGTCATCTAATCTTCTCTGAAGAAGGATATCGTGACCCCATTCTCTAAGGATTTTATTAAAAGCTTTTTTTATATCAATCATACTTTCTTAAACCCCTAGTTGGCATGGGGTCATCCGGGTCTGTAGGAGTTGTTCTTCCTGGCCCATAAAGCTCTTTATCTGATAAGTATATTAATTTACCAGTATCTGGGTCAAGAGTTTTATATGTTGAATGAATCTTTTTATTGGGCAAACCTTTTGGAATAACAGCTCTCATGCCCACTCTTTTCGACACTATTTCTTTTCTTAAAGCAGCTGCAATTTGACACCATGTTGTTGCATTGCCTCTATTAATAGATTGCCTTGGGTTTGATCTGTTTGTAATTGAAAGATCTGCCAGCTTAATAGATAGCTCATCATCTCCACCAAAACCATATGTTCTACTCAACTCGCAACAAGCTGCTGCTTTAATGTATTCTTGAATTGTGAAGTTTAACTCAGATCCATCATCGATATCTTGTAGATTAAATATACTTTTAACTTCTAGCGAATAATGATGAACTAGCTCACCAATTTCCAATAAAGACGCATCAGGAAAAAATGACAAAATTTCTTCTGGATCTATATAAAGTGGATCAATATCTGGGGCAAAAGTAACCACCTCTTCTGACCTTAAGGTTACCGAGGGTCTATAGTCAACGTCTGCATCACTAACGTAAAGATTTTGCTTAACTACTATCTGAGTACTATCTGCTAAAACCCCAGTAAATATTACCTCATACTGACCAGGATCTGCAGGAGTAAAATCGTAATAATACTCAGATGAAGTTATAGAAGTAGCAGTAGTATTTACTATAATAGAATCATCAATATTCTTTATTACAACAAGAACTGTGCTAGGAGATACCTCTACTTGCTGTCCAGTTGAAGAATTAATGTCAACAAATTTAACTTTAATTCTTACCGTATCGTTTACCAAAACGGAATTTAACATTTTATCTCCAGTTGAATATTTAAATTAAGGTTTTTAAATTAAACCACGTATACAGTTGTGACCTCAGCAGAAGCTCCAGATATATATATAGTACTAGCCTCAATCAATATATCAGCCTGTTCCTGGCTAGTCTCCATGGTTACTGTTCCAGTAGATGCTGACTGGAATGTCAAAGTTCCAAACGTTGTCGAATTGCCATAGCCAGTTTCTTGACCAGTCTCCATGGTTATAACCCCAGTAGATACTGACTCAATTGTCAAAACTCCAACTGTTGTGAAGTTGCTGTAGTCAATATCTCCACCAAAATAAATTTCAACATTAGATACAATAACTGGAGCATTAATTCCGTGAAATGTTTAAAACTAAAGTTCCAGAATAAATTACACCAGGTTGATTATAGGATATTATATCGTTGTACAGCATGTATTATTCCTAACTCTTGGCTTTATAGTAATAGTATTAATACGCTAGTTGTAGTCCATGCTTTAAGGCCAAAAAAGATCTATTTTATTTAAACTTACTAAAAAACTTATTCTATGAGAAATTTTACTCATATGAAACACCATCCTTCTTTATGTACTCTTTCTCGTCTATCCCATAAAGAGTGGTAACTAATCCAGAGCAGTATTTGTTAATTTTTCTAGTTTTATCAATATTGTCTAAGTATACAAATTCTTCATCTTCATAAAATAAAGCGATTGAATTATGATCTTCAGATCTTTTTTTAGCTATTTCATACCATATATCTTTTCCGTATTCTTTTTCTCCATCTATCCACTTTTGTGTTGGACCTACAGTATGACGTAAATAGTTTCTTATTAATAGTTTGCTATGGTTTTTAACCATCTTCACAGCATGAAAATATGGTTCTTTTCCAGGAAATAGTGGAGAGCCGGATGGAAATACTATAATATCTCCTGCTTTAGGTTTATAAAAAATTAAATCGTCTTTTACTGAAAATACAATTTCCCCTCCTTCGTATTCATCATTCAAGTAAGTCGTACATGTCAATAAAAATTTTTCTCCAGGCCAATACCATTCTCCAATAGCATAGTCTGTATGAAATTGCATTGTTTTTCTCTCCCCAGTATCAACATCTTGGTCGTACCTAGCAAAATTCGGGCTATCTATATAGCTATTTTCTGGAAGAGATATATTATATTTTGTAATGTAGTTTGTAATTGCTGCTATATTTGCTTGACTTACTATATCAACTAAACCCTTTTCCTCAATGTTTAATTGAATATCAAAATCTGATTCATAGAAACTTGCAAGAGTATCGTGACTATTTATGTGGGAATATTTTCCAAATATAAACCAATCTTTCCATTCACTTATTACTCCGTTTGCATTATGCAATTCGGAATTACGCATAGCTCTTGCTAAGTTATCAGCGTATGGAAGTAACTTATTGTATACATGTATGTATGGATATATCTCTTTATAACTTAAATCTAAATTAAACATTTTTAATCCTTTAAAGTATAAAAATTTGTGTAAGAATACTTTACGCCAGAAATAATAGGAATAGTAGAGTGAGTTTGAAGTGCGTCGAATAATATAACACAATTTTTTTTAGGTTTTATAAAAAAATACTTTTCTTTATTATTATTATAAAAAACTAAATCTCCACCAGAATAATTATCATTGAAATAAAAAACAGAACTTAAATGAACTGTTTTTTTATTATTTAAAATAACCCATTCATCTTTGGGTTCCCAGTCTTTATGTATATCTATGAACTGACCCTCAACATACCTGACTATTGACTGCCCAGTATATGATTCAACTTCTTTGGAATAATGAGCTTTAATGTGGTTCTCTATTTTTTTATCTATTTTTTTTATAAAATCATAATAAGCAAAACTTTCACCTATAGGAAAATATCGCAATGTTGAATATGTTTCTTCTTTTGCAGAAGGATTTAATTGAAAATTTAAATCATGAAAAGAAGACTGAATTAAATTAAGCTTATCTTCTTCTATTAAATTTTCTACGATTACTGTTGGGTACATTTTTTATAAAGTCTCCCATCTTAAATGTTTTCTAAAATCATTCATTGGAATTACATTTGGATCAACCCACCAATCCTCATGTTTTTCTCTTACGACTAGCGCATATCCTAAACTATCTAATATTTCTCTTTGAGCATCTCTCATGGCAGAGTTTCTAAAATACATATTAGCATCGTGTTCAAAGGTAATAATAGAGAATCTATATTGTGTTAATGGAAGAGATATTAAACCAAGTAAGCTCAGATAATGATTACCAAAAGGTCTTCCATCATGCTGATATCCCCCATCTATATCTACCTGTAGATAATCAATCTGTTTTGGAAAATTATTATTTTCAAAATATGATATATAATTAAATTCAAGAGCATCTCCAAAACAAGGATTTTTTCTATTAGTTTGAAACTCAAGTTTTCTATCTTCTGATATCTCAAAAGATACGCCACTCCAATCATAGTCTGATTCAAGATAAAATGTATTACTTCCTAATTTAGAATCAAAAGCTCCTAATTCTACATATACTCCATCTTTTTTTCCATTAAAAATTTCTATTACAAATTTTTCTTGAGAAGAATTTCCTCTATACATATAAATTTTTCGATTCTACAATGTGTATTGTTTATTTGTTCTTTTTTTATTAACATCGTTAATTATCTCTGGCATCCAAAACTTATTTGGATTTTCTTGCCCCACTATTTCTTTCTGCTCAAAAAAGGTGCCATAACAAGCAATGCTCAAGTAAGCATATCTCTCTCCTTTAATTACTGGAAGCACTTCATGTCTACCAATATAATTAGATGGATATATTGCTACTGATCCTGCTTTTGGTTTCCAAGTTGCTGGAACATTTGGAAAGTGGATCTCTCCACCAGTATATTTGAACACATCTAAATCCTCATCTGAGTCAACACAGTCATTTAAATATAAATTAATACTAGAGCTATTGTGCATAGACACTTGACTGCCGGTTGGCTTACCCCATTCGTGAGGAACCTGATTGTCGCAGTGCTTACCTATGCCCTGCCCATTTTTGTATTGAACTATGTGACCGTTTGGTCTCCACCATGATGTTGTTGCTGCGTCTGGAAAATAACAGCAATACTCAACTAGGGCATCATAGATTGCATCTTCTAGTGAATTTATAAAATCTATGTACTTCTGAGGAGCTTGAATACCTGACTGGTTGCCTTTGGTGTCCAAAAATCTTTGAGGAGCTTTTTCTATATCTGATAAATTAAACTTAAAACCAGTTACATTTACTGCATACCTTTCGCCATCTTCTTCATGATAAGTAAAAGTTTTCTCTTCGTTAATGCGAAGCCAATTAATATATTCAAAAAGAAAGTTCTGGTCTACATCAATTACGTCTTCACATATTACTACGCCCATTCCAATGTGTCTTGATTTCATAACTATCCTTAATAATTTGATTTCGTAATATAAAATTGTGGTGAATCTTCTTTGTATCCAGATTCTAATAAATGCTTCTTTAAATCTTCCCTAAGTGTAGGCATGTAAACATTTGTAGCTTTTTTTGACAATTCTGGGTCCTTTAATGGATCTGCTACATATTCGTGAACTGCTGGATTTGGAGTTCCCTGACTATACCATCCAAGATAACTGTACCTAAAACCTTCCTTAACTGGCTTAACCTCATGGGCAGCCATGTAGTTGGATGGAAAAAATAATATATCACCTTTTTTTGGAGAATAATCTATGTCTAAATAATTAAAATAATGATGTCCACCAATATAATTTTGACCGTTTAATTGTTCTTCGGTATCAATAGAATCATTAAAGTATACTAAACTTGTTACAACATTCCTCAAAGCTAATTGATCTTGAGGTTCTAATACGCCGTATATATAATCACCACTAATATCGGAATGGGAACCAAGATAAACATTTTTTGGATATTGCAATATGTGACCTTTAACTTTCCACCATACACATTTGTAAGCTAATGGAAATAATTCAAAATATTGCAACAAGCATTTGTCTTTTGCTGACTCTATAAAACAAAAAAGATCAAGTAAATCTTCGTTGTCTTTGTAGTGTATAGCACTAGCTCTTTTTGGCATTAAGTCAATGCTATCCCTATTAAAGAAGTACCCACTTTTATTCACGTATATCTCTTCACCAGTTTCAGGGTCTATCCCCGGAGAGTACATCTCGTTCCATTCTTCTTCTATTAGGTTATTTGATCTCTTGAGTAAATTCTCCCAATCTAAATCTATACAACCTTCAAATACTACAACTCCACCACCTAAGTGTTTTGGTTCCACTTTATTGAATATCATAATCTTCCAATTTCTTCATTGGTATTATTGCTTGTCATTGGCCTGTTAGCGGCTTCAGTTAAAAGTGACATTAACTCTGGATCTGTATTTGCATGTTTTCTTTCTATTGCCTCCAAATAGTCATTAACTATATCTGGCATCCATACTTGCCCGCTATCCATTACTTCAGAAGGCTGTCTGATATTTACGCCTCTATTTGGATCACTTGATCCATGTGCAAAATAGCCAACATAAGCGTATCTTTCTCCCTCTTTACATTCCATAACCTTGTGTGTTCCTAAGTAATTAGAAGGAAACATTAAAACGTCTCCAGCTTTTGGGAAATAAGTAAATTTAGCGTAAGGAAAAACTATTTCACCGCCTACGTAATCATGTTTATCTTGAATCTCACTAACGGAATCATTAAAATAAATAAGACCACCTAAAACATTTCTTATAGCTAACTGTTGATCGGGTTCTGCTCCTGGTTGGTAGTTAACATCATTGTCACAGTGCTTGCCAAATCTTGCACCTTTTCCATACCCCACTATATGACCTTGAGTTCTCCACCATAAACAAGTAAGCATCATGGGAAATATCTCTATGTATCTAATCATGCAGGCGTAGAGGGCATCCTCACATGCTTTAAAGAAATCAAAATACTCTTGACCCAACCCCTCGTGCATAAAGTTCATAATATGATTAGATGCAATTTCTACATCTTCTAAAGTATACCTATGTCCACTTCTGTTGATTGCATACAAGGGATTACCTAAATCGTCGTTAATAAAAGTAAAATCATCCTTTAAAGCCTGTAGGCGTACGCTTTTAGCAAAATCTAATATATAACCATGATCTTGCATTGGAAGTACATTCTTAAAAAGAACAATTCCCATATCATGCATTTCTATATTTTCTTCTTTTATCTCAAACACTATATCAACCTAGGTTCTGTTCCGCATGGCCCTTCTGGGAAAGCATTATCTGATTGTTTTAATTCCTCTTGTTTATCAACTTCAACGATATCATGACTTTGTGAGTATTGAGTGACTTCTCTACCCTGGTAAACTGGATTCCACCCAGCCTCTACTCCAAATTCTGCTGATCTGTTTTCCCATCTTGAATAAGGCGTTCTGCAATACATTTCGTAATCGTCATAAATATTATTGAACCACACAGGGGGACACCACTCAAAACTTTCTGATGGTTCAGATATCACCACATTGGCCGATATGTCAGACGATCCTTGACCGAAAAATGTTAGATAGGAGTATCTAACTCCGTTACCCATTCTTCCTACATCGTGTGCTGCGACGTAGTTTGTCGGAAAGAATATAATATCTCCTTTTTGAGGCTTATAAGAAACCCCTAAATGAACAAATCTTAGATGTCCACCAGTAAAGTTTCTGCCATCTAGTTCGCTTTCATCATCGACGCAATCATTCAGATACAACAATGCTCCACAGGTCTGCCTAGAGGCGACCATGCCCTTAGGCATGTATCTAACGCCATTAGTCACTTTGTAATTTGTGTCGTTATCAGCGTGGCACCCTAGTATTCCACCATCACCATACCTAAGTATATGACCTCTAGTCTTCCACCAAATAGACCCAATCATTAATGGGTAATAATCTATGTATTTAATTAAACCTTTGTATATTTGATCTTCTAAATAAATAAAGAAATTTTTTACTTCTTCTTCAGTTTTAGGGTTTACTGGATCTAATATTCTTACTGGAGCTGCTGGAACATCTTCCATTCTATATTTAAATCCGTCTTCATTGATTCCATATGTAACGCCATCTACTTCTTTGTATGACCATCTATTTTTATGTGCTTCTTCAGCTCTTGAATCTATGTGGCCAAGAATTAAATCTTGGTCTATCGTAAACGCATTTCTAATCACAACTATACCAGGTGCTAATTCTTCGGTTTCAAAATCAGCTATTTCTTTTATGGTTGCTTCATCAAAATGAGGCGATACCGGATATGCAGTACTGCTCATTCTTGATTCATCTTTTTCAAAAAAAGAACTACTATCTTCCATTATCCCAATACCTCATCTATAGCTTGCCTAATAGTCCACCCTGCACCTTGAATTCTAGGAGTTTCATCTAGTGGCATGTCTTGCCAGTTAAACCTAGATATCATCATTCCATCTCTGCTAATTAAAAACTTTTCATAGTTATGGGAGATTCTTGCCATTGCTTGGCCTGCTAAGTTTTGACCCTTTTGAGCCTCTTCACTACCGTCTGCTGCAAAGTCTGAATAAGCTCTTTTTTCATAACCCTTAAGAAAGGCAAAGGCTTCGTGTTCATTTTTTCCATTTACTTCAACTTTTTCAAAAATAGGAAAAGTAACAAAAGAATAATTTTGTTTAATAAAATCTGCTATTTCTTCATTAGTACCAGGATCCATTGACCCAAACTGATTGCAAGGAAATGCTAATACAGAAAAACCTCTATCGCTAAACTCCTCATGTACGGACTGCAATTGTCCAAGTTGCCTACATGTTCTTGCGTATGACCATAATTTTGAACACTGGGGTTCATAACCAAATTTGCTGGCTATATTTACGACTAATGTTATCTTGCCTTTAAATTCAGAAAGATAATCTTCTCTTCCATGTATTGAAGAAGCTGAAAAATTGTAAAAAGACATCATTTAACTCCAATAAATGAAGTCGTTAGATACTGGTCCATCTTTAATATTCCAGCTATTTTATTATTTTCTATTAGATCTGCAGTTATTGATACGGTTGTTTTAATAGGAAACTCTGTTTGCACAAAACAATGAAAAGTATTATCTACAAAACTAGCATCATAGATTACTGAAGAGCCTTTTTCGTGAGACACTGATCCGGAAAAAAAAGAATTTGTTGCCTCTATATTCAATGCATAATCTTCTTCGCCAAATGGGGTATTTACAGATAGTGTCCATTTTCCTAAAATGTCTAATGAATTATTTACTTGAGTCATATAATAATTATACCATATAATAATATTTTTATTCGTAGAAAAAACTTCCATTAGATAACGCTAAGGGCGGATTGTCTTTATGCCAAATGTTAATAACAAGAACTTGCCTTATACCAGATTTTGACCCTACAGTGTTATGTAACACATGACCGGCGTCAAAAAAAATAGCTCTATTTCCTTTGTAGGTTATTTTTTCTCTATCCCTTTTTAAAGATATATATTTTTTAATATATTTTTTTTCTAGTATATTTTTTTTGCCATCTTCTAATGCTTTTTTGTGTATTTCTAAAAATCCACCATCTTTATTTTCTTTACCATAAAAAACACAGCCATATATTGGTCCAGTAAAAATTTTTGACTCTGAGTAAAGGAATGTGTCTTCATCCACATGAACATCTAAGTATTGTCCTGGAAGATAAGTTCTTGTCCAATACTCAAATCCCAGAATATCATCTAGATTCCAAATCATTAAATCTTGCCATAGAGATTGAATAACTTTTTTCTTTAATGTGTTAGCTGGAGTTCTCCACCAACCATCCCAAAACATATATGGGGCGAAACAATCGCTTTTCTCATTGTGGTATGAATTTAGATGTTCTGCTATTTTTTCTCCATGATTCATTAGTTCAGGAAAAAAAGATGAATCATTTAATACCTGATCATACAAGCTGTCGCTTAACGAGTTATCTTTTACTAACAATTTATCTACTAAATTCTTTCTACTAATTATATAATATTATCTTTTACTAACAATTTATCTACTAAATTCTTTCTACTAATTATATAATATTAATAATAATACTATTTATTTTCTTCAGAAAAATTTATTGGTTTTGTAGTTGAAAAAAGATATTCTTTTACCAATTCTCTTTCTTCTTTTTTAAGAAAACTAAAATATTTTATTATTACATCATCTACACTGTTATTTTTATGTTTAAGTTGTTCATAACCTGGAGATTCATAAATAATTTTTAATATATCAGCGCATGAAGTTGTATCTGGATCTAGAACATTTTCTAACAAAAAACCACTAACAATAGTTTCAAAGAATTCATTTTCTTTATTTAACATAGAAGAAGGAATTTCTATTTCTAATGGATAATTATTATTTAATGAATAAAGAGTTTTATATCTTATCTTCGACATAAACCACTGCTTGAACTTTGGTGGAATTTCTGAAGGTTCATTTATTGATTGTCTTGGATTTTCATCTCCGTTAAAATAGTACTCAAGCACTGTACTTGGCTGGTAGCTGACTATTTCTTCAAGCGCATCTTCTGGGATATCCCAGTCATCAAAAGCTGCCTTACACTTTAGGGCTATTGTATCATTAGAATTCCATGGCTCATTAGCAAGCGCTGCCCATTGATATGCCATTTTTAATATGTGCGGAAAAGTTTGAGACATAAAAACTCTTCCCGGCCAATCTTTATATGCCCTATCATTCATCTCACCATGAGTTAACTTATTTATATATAAGTTAGACATAGACGGAAGAACTAATTGCCACCCTATGACTGTATCGTTACCTAAATAAGTTCTATCTAAAATATCAGAAGCATTTTCTTTGTTTGCATCTAGAAAAGGCATAGAAATATAGTGATCATCTATTACATCGCACCTTCTTTTAGGATCTACTGCAGAACCAAGCCACTCACCGTGCTCTTCCTTAGATATGAGACCAACTGAGTTGTGCAATATGAATGTGTGAATATTTTTACTATATTCACCAGAAAGAATATCGTCAAGAGCCTCAAATGTTTCTGTGTTTATATCTTCAGAGTTATTCTCTGAAATAATTCTAAGAGTAAACTCTGACCTTAAAGTGTAGATTTTAGTAAAAGCTATTAAAGCTTTATTCCCTATCTCATAGACGTCATAGTGTTCATACTCCCTTAAGCCACTTGGATGAACTGTATATATTGCAAAATCTTCCTTGATAGAAGTAATAGCGTAACAAGCATAAAGAGATGGGTCATAATCTTCTGTATTTTTATAGATCATTTAAAATTTACTCTTCCTCTGACTTTACAAGTATTTCAAATTGTAATATTTTTTCTTCTACTTTTTTAATTTTTAACAGCAATTCTTTAATATAAAAATGTGACATTCTATCTTCTTCTGGAATAAACTCTTCTGCATTAAAGTCTTCTGGGTCTATTCCTACTGCACAAAGCCTTTGAACTAAGTCCATTTCAAAAGATTTTCTTGTTTGTTTGTAAACTGATAATTTTTCTTCTGAAGAAAGTTTAAATTCCATCTTCTTCTTTTTCTAGTAGATTAATTTTATTTTTTATAGACAAATAAGAAATAGCAAAATCATTGATAACTATTTGGATATCGTAATTATGAACTGATTTATCTATTGATTCAAAAGAATTGATAAATTCATTGAGATCAAAAAAATCAGGATCCATTCCTATTTCTAATACTCTAGAAAGTATTTCATGCTCTATTACGTTTATTCTTTTGTTATAAATTTGTAATTTTTGCTCTTTTGAAACATTTGAAAAATTCATATGAAACTACCTTACTTTGTAATTAAAATTTTTAGATTATTACATTATAGTAATAAGATATAATCATTAACTAATTGGAACTTGGTTCCTTTAGCTTTAATAAGCCATCATTTTTCGGACCTATGGAATTGCCATTTTCGTCTAAACCGGTTCTTATCCCGTTCATCCAGGTCCATGGTTGTTCGTGAAGCTTCTTCATTTTTGCGTCCCCGTATGATTGACGTTTAGCCATTAGTTCTGGTTTATCCCAAAGGTTTTCAACTACTAATTCTGCATTTTCTAAGAGATCATTTTTATAAATATTAAAAAACATAAACGGCATTCCTGCTTCAAATTTAACTGGTTCACCAATCTTAGTTATCTTCCAGTTCATATTGAATTCATCAGGCCACCAAGAACTAGGTATTGAGGCAGACAAAGGTGATGCTCCATCAATAAAATAATTAGGAGATCCGGTTATCCAAGTGTCGTAACTTTCCTCTGTATTAATAGCCCATCCCGTAGCAAAGGAAATAATCCCTATTATCGAAGGGATCACGATTGGTCTTCCATCCAAGAACTCACCCTCTAAAACTCTAGGAACAGTATTTCCACCATCCCATTGAATAACAACATCTTGTTGAAGAATTAATTCCCAACCATTAACGTTGGCAGCTGACATAGGCAGACAACGGTAAGCATGTTTGTTGTAAGTTTCATCCATCCAGTCTCTTTTTAATCTAGACTGACTAATTTTTGGTGGATTTTGATGAGTTTTAGTTAAGGTTATTTTAGTCATCTTAAAGTTTTTTAAGGGTAACTCCAGATTCTTCCTTAGTTCCATCGCTAGTATTTAGTGCTTGATGATATTCTTTATTGTTATCTTTATAATCAAACATGGTAACAGCAGAATATTTAATTCCTTCAGTTACCGGCATCGCTCCGTGGGCAAATATATAAGTAGATGGGAAAAAGAGCACGTCTCCTTTTTTGGGTTTAAATTTTAAGTCAATATAAGGAAACCATAGTTCTCCCCCTTCATAGTCGTCATTTAGGTATACTAGAGAAGAAAGGGTACATGTATATGAAAAACCGTGATCAGTGTGAACTGAGAAATGTTGTCCAACTTCATATCTTACAAAGTTGATAGATTCCATAAATTCCATTTTAAAATTATATCTAGCTTCATAATCTGCTAGACACTTTTTTAATATTGCGTCTGTATCATCATAAATATTTTTAATTTCTTTTAAATCCTCAGGAAGATGAGGCCAATGGGCTGGACCAACTTTTAGGTCAACACAATCTCTATAGTCAGGCATAGGCGTATTGTATCCAACCGTAGCGGTATTCCATTTAAAATATTCATGATCACTATCTTTTAGAGTTTCTTCTAATCGATTAACGAGATTAAGGTCTTCTGACATTACATCTCTATATAAAATTATACCAAATTTTGGATCTTCTACATTATAAATTTCCATTTTTTCCTCAATACTAATCGGACTTTTTGTTATGATATAATATAGCACAGGGCACAGGGCAAATCAAGCTACATTGGAGTAATAAAATGGATGAATCTCTAATAAAACCAGGGCACTTTGGGAAAGAAATTAACAACATTAAATTATATAAAAATTTTGTTGACTTAGAAGATCTTAAAATTATACAAAAGTTTTTACCTACAATTTCTGAATGGATGGATGCAGGGGAAAATCAGTATGCTGAAGATGGAACCTGCACATATGATGCTTCTTATTGGTCTAATAGACAATGCAGTTGGGACATACTTGAAAGAATTAATATTGACATTTATAATATTATAGAAAAATATATTCAAAAAATGAAAAAATGTTTAGAAGATTCTTTTAAAGTAGAACTGTCGACAAGACCACCAGTGATAATAAAATGGCGTCCTGGGATGGAGCAGAGACCCCATGCCGACAAGCAGATGAACGATGGAAGACCTAATCCTTTTCCTACGTATGATATAAATTCTTTAATTTACTATAATGATGACTTTGAAGGTGGAGAGCTGTACTATCCAGATTACGATTTAGTCGTAAAGCCGGAACCAGGCTTAGCGGTTGCTCACCCTGGGGACGTTAATTACCTTCACGGTGTAAAGTGTATTATCTCGGGAGAAAGATATACTACACCATCTTTTTATACAATAACTAAGGTTTTATGAATGATTAAACAGGCTTATATGGATGAATTATCATTTGATGATATTGAAAAAAATATTGATAAGTACTTTAGTTTATTTTTAAAATATGGTTTAGTATGTTTTAGGAGAAGTTTTTTTGATATTTTTGAGCAGGAAAAAATTACTAAATTATTTGCTAAAAAATTAAATTGCAATTACATTTCTCCACAAGACAACGAAGATCATTCTTTTACTTTTGATAAAAATATTAAATTAATGTCTAAAAATGAAATTTTTATTCCGTGGCATCTGGAACATCTTAAAAAAGAACACCCTCAGGTAGCAGCTTCTTGGAATATGTTGTCTTTTGAATGTGAGACAGGTGTAGGAAATACAGGTTTTGTAAGTGCAATTGATTTGTATAACAAAATGCCTGTTGAATGGAAATCTTTCTTAGACGTGTGCGACGTAATGACTGAAGGTGTATATATTTTACCAAGAAAATGTATACAAAATCATAGAATTAAAGATGAAAAAATTATTAGACTTTCTCCAAACTATCCCATTTATGAAGATGTTCTTTATTCTGTAAATAAAGAACATCCATCAAAAAAAGACATTAAATTATTTAATGAAATTGTTGTTTGGTATAAAGAACAAGTAGAGGATAATGTAAATATTCAAAATTGGTGGGAGTGGTCTAATGGCGATTTGTTAATTGTAGACTTAAGCTATATGATTCATGCGGTAAAAGGTGGTTTTACTCCTGGCCAAAGAATTTTTTCTAGATACTGGATTTTCGTTAATGAAACAGATTATACTCTAGGTTAAAATAAAATGGACAAGAGGTTAAAATAAAATGGACAAGATTTATATTATAAAAAATATTTTAGATAAAAAAGATTCAGAACAAATTACATTTTATTTAAAAAATACCCCAGTTATACTTGATGAAACTGGATATTCTCCATATGGAGTATATACTGGAAACGGAAGTGAAACGTTGCCCAACTTGCTTGAAGTCTACTATAATAAAATAAAAAATATTATAGAAACTTCTTTTAATTGTAGCGTTTATGATGAGGGATTATGTAGTGTAGTAGAGATGAAGACTGGTGATTCAATGCCAGTGCATCTTGATCATGGATCCGCTCAAAATGAAAAGGTTGGCTTTAAAACAGGAGCTGGACATCCATCAAGAGATATTAGTTCAGTCCTTTACTACAATGACGATTTTGATGGCGGAGAAATATACTTTCCAAATCAAGATCTTTTAATAAAGCCAGAACCTGGATTATTTGTTTGTTTTCCAGCTAATGATGACTTTCCTCATGGAGTCATGGAAATAACTAGTGGTTATCGTTGGTGCTCTACTACTTTTTGGTGCGTCAAAAAAGACTAAGCTTGCAAGTCACCTAGAGCTACCCAGGTATCTGTAGCTCTTTTAATTAAAGTAACAGAAGACCATTGAGCTCTAAGCTTAAGTCCTGGTGTAGCATTTATTGTCACTCCACCAGTTGCAGTAATAGTTGTTTGTCCGGCTCCTGTTTGCAATATTGTAATCTGAGTTCCTACAGGAAAAGCTACAGAAGAGTTCAAGGGAACAGTTAGGGTATTAGCTGAGGCATTGCTTACCTCTACAAGTTTATCTTTATCGGCTAATACGAGTGTGTAGCTAGCTACCTGGGCATTCGTAACAACATTAGAAGAAGCAAAGTCTAATGTTATTGTTCCATTACCAACTTGCAATTTCTTATTGGTACTATCCCAAGAAAGTCTAGCATCTGTTGTAGACGATGAAGTTGAAAGGGTTAGAGTTGGGCTATTGGTTATTGGACTTGTAAAAGTTTTATTAGTTAAAGTTTCAGATCCATCTAACGTTGCTAATGTACCAGTAGTTGGTAAAGTTACGCTTGTATTAGCTGTAACTGTAAGAGTTGTACTATACATGCCAGAAGTTGTGAGGTTACCACCTAGCGTAATTGTTTTTCCTGAGTTATTTACACCTGTACCGCCATATTGACCAGCAATAGCAGTACCATTCCAAGTGCCGGTAGTTATAGTGCCGATAGAAGAAAGACCAGATAAGGTTGTAACTGCTTCGTTAACAAGAGTTCCCGTAGATGGTAATGTTACACTTGATCCTAAAACTGTATTAAGGGTTATATTAAAAGCGCCTGTTGTAGTAAGATTACCAGCAAGAGTAATCGTCTTGCCAGTGTTTGCTACTCCTGTACCACCGTATGCACCAGCTACTGCCGTACCCTGCCACGTACCTGTACCGATTGTTCCAACGCTGGTAAGTGAAGATCCAGTAACTGCTGAGCCAAGTGTAGTGGCATTAAGGACTGATGTCCCATCAATTTCATAGGCTTTACCTGTGAGCAAGTTAAAATCTTCAGAAGATGTCCAGGCATCCGTTGCATCAACCCAGGTAAGCGTCTTGTCTGTAGTGCCTTTAAGGGTGATACCGCCACCATCAGCTGTTACATCTGTCGGCGTAGTGACGGACCCCAGCTCAATATTTTTATCGTCAACAGTAATTGTTGTTGAATTAATTGTTGTAGTTGTACCATTAACTGTTAAATCGCCAGAAAGTGTAAGACCTGCTGCACTAACTGTTCCTGTAAACGTAGGACTCTCAAGGTTCGCCTTTAATGCATTAGCTGCATCTACGTAGGCAGTTGTTGCAATTGCAGTTGTATTATTGCCGGCGGTTTGTGTAGTTGCAATCGTGCCAGTTGGCAGGGTAGGAGTTCCAGTAAAAGTTGGTGATGCGAGGTTTGCCTTCAATGCGTCTGCGGCATCAACATAGGCCGTTGTAGCAACTGCTGTAGTGTTGTTTGAAGCGGTTTGGGTTGTAGCGATAGTTCCAGTTGGCAGTGTTGGGGTGCCAGTAAAAGTTGGTGAAGCTAATGGTGCTTTTGCATCAATTTGTGTTTGAATTGCGCTGGTAACACCATCCACGTAATTTAATTCAGTAGTAGTAAGCGTTGCACCATCAAGAATATTTAACTCTGCAGCAGACGAAGTAACGCCATCAAGAATATTGAGTTCTGCTGTTGAGGAAGTAATCCCATCAAGAACATTTAATTCCGTTGCCGTAGAAGTCAGTACAACATCTTCATTTACTTTTGGAGATGTGAGAGTTTTGTTGGTGAGAGTTTGGGTATTCGTTGTGCCAACTACTGCCCCAGTTGCGCCATGAGCTTCTGTTAAGTTTGCATGAGTTGTAACATCCGAGGTAAGGGCAACTGTCCCAGTCGCGTCTGGAAGCGTAACTGTCCTGTCTGCGGTTGGATCAGCGACGGTTAGTGTTGTTTCAAAATCGTTTGCTGTTGCACCTTCAATAATAATACTTGCGCCATTAATGGTAAGACCTGCAAATGTTGGAGAATCACCAGACGCTACAGATTGCCCAATTGCAATTGTTGGAGTTGCTCCCTCACCTGAGTTATTTGAAAGGGTTACTCCAGTTCCGGCAACAAGTGAACTAACATAATCGCCAACTGTATCTGTTGAAAGGTTTACTGCGTCGTTAATCCATGCTGTCCCGTTCCATCTGAGGAAGTCGCCGTCCGTGGCCGATGTAATAGTTACGTCATAAAGATCAGAAAGGTCAGCTCCGCTTATGTCTGCTGTTAAATAAGAAAGAGAATTCCAGACTGTTGTGCCATCTCCAACTTTAAGTTTTCCAGTATTTGTTTCGTAACCAATTTCTCCTGCAAACAAAACTGGATTATTAGTTGACCAAGATGATGCAGTGGCTCTTTTGAACTGAATCCTTGCGCCAGCCATTAAAGCTCTCCTCCATCATATGTAACTGAAATAAAGTTAGTTACTTCTGCTTCAGAAATACCAAGAAGAGAGTTTCCTCCATCAATAGATAAAGATTCAGTAGCTGGAAACTCTACAACATTTCCTGATAAATTCTTATAAAACATCTTACCATCAGCATAGTTAAGGGCTAACTCACCATATTCCAAGGTGTTTGGAGTTGCAGCAGCTGTTGCTGATCTTTTTATTTTAATAACATTAGCCATTTGCTACTCCTTATTTAAAGCCTGGTGGGAAATATGGTGGGAAGAACGGTGGGAAGAAAGGTGGAAAGTAAGGTGGAAAATATGGTGGGAAATACGGTGGGAAGAACGGTGGGAAGAACGGTGGGAAGTAAGGTGGAAAGTAAGGTGGGAAGTAAGGTGGGAAGAAAGGTGGGAAGAACGGTGGGAAGAAAGGTGGAAAATAAGGACTATACTTAGTATAGCCTACTGCTTCTTTTCTTGGATATACAGTATTGGCAGCAGGGTTAGAAGAAAGGATCTCATCTAATCTTGTTAATAAAGGTTGC